AAAAAGATATTGTTAAAACTGGCCTAGTTCCTTTCTAAAATGGAAACACTCCTGTCCGCCCTGCTCATTTGGATAGGACTAAACATTGTCCTTCTGGTCTTTTTGTTTTTTCATAAGACGGGAAGTTTAACTGGTAAGAATGGTTATCCTAAAAAACGATGGCGAAAATAGAAGAGTGTTTATTGTGGGAACGCACCAGAGACCTAGCAAAAGATAGAGGATTTGAATTACACGGAAGTTGCCCAATTATATCTTCTTGCGATGGTTCGCATTGTTTTTACCTCTCCCCTTCAGGTGATACCGGCCCCCAGAGGATAGAGGATTTTAAGACCCGTCAAGAGAAAACCGACTACCTTAAACTTTTAGAGTTACGCAGAGAGGTTAAAAGGATGATGCCCCTTCGCTAATCCCTCAATAAAAAACTGCCCTCTCTAAAACCCCTTGCCAGGTGGATCCTTTAGGATACTTTTGGCTAAGAGTAGATAAGGGCAGTCTTTGATTTAATTATCAGTTCGTAGTTTGGGGGAAGTCAAGGCACAAGAAAGCCCTTGACAAAAAAATGGCAAGGGCTTATCTTGAACTATGTTCAATAGCAACTGCTATTATACCACCCCAAGTATACTTCTTGTCAAGAATTTCCGCAGTTTTTCCGCATTTGTAACAGGATACCAACACGGCAGTTCCACAAGTCCTGTCTAAAACGGCAAACGGAAAGCCATTAAACCGATTGTGGAAGCAGGGTTCAGGGCGGACACCCAAAATGGGGAATGCTCAAGGTTTCGGATATACCATAGCTGGCGTTAAGGTGAAGAACTCATAATTCACAAAAGAGAAACCCTTTCGCAAAAAATATCCGCCGGTTAAAGAAAACAGACAAGACTCTACCCAACTAGAGTTAGGTGCGTTTGCCCTAATGTGGGAATAATATATGACTCAACAAGAAAAGAAAAAATACATCTTGAAAGTTTGGGACATTTCTTCCGGTAAAAGAATCTCTGAAATGTTAAAGAGATATTACTCTGGACTTCCGAAAGAAAATAGTGGAGTGGATATTATAAAAACGGCGCAAGAAGTCTTCGTAGGCACAAAATTGATATAGTTTTACCTATTGACAAGTAAATTGCTATCAATATATCATAGGGTATGACTTACATCACCAGGTTCTGCGAATACAAACTAAATGCCAAAGTTACCTGCTCAAATCCTCTATTAGAAAAAGCTTACAACTACTCGATAAATAAATACGGCAAACCCCTTTGTTTTGGACACCAAAGAAGAACCGATGAGGATGGAGGCCATGCTTCCCAGAAGGATTACGAGGAGTCTGAACTATGAACCCAATAGAAATAATGAAGACCTTAATGGAAATTGTAGAGGGGGAGAGGGAATTTGAAGACAAATTACTGAAAATGATTGACGAAAGAAATAAAGCCGTACTAAAAGCCTTAAAAAAAATAAAACCATGAAAGAGAATACCTTTTACAAAGACCTACTCAAAGCCCAGGCCCAAATAGAAGAAGTACAGAAAGACGCAACCAACCCCTTTTTTAAGTCCGGCTACGCAACCCTCAACGCCACAATAGCCGCTTGTAAGAAAATCCTCAACGATAACAATTTTATAGTCCTACAACCCATCCAGAGCGACGCAGAAGGGGTTTATGTGTGTACAACGCTCATTCATACCTCCGGGGAGAAAATAGAGTCCAGAATGAAGATAGAGAGCAAGGCCGAGAACGACCCCCAAGCCCAAGGGTCCGCCATTAGTTACGCCCGAAGATACTCTCTTCAATCTCTCCTTTTAATGAGTGCGGTAGACGACGATGGGGAAGGAGCGATGACAAAAGTAAGGAAGCCGGATACTCCCATAGCAACTAAGACAGAACAGGCGGAAATAGCGGAAACAATGAAAGAGTGTACTTGCGGAACGACCAATCAATATCACTCCAAAGACTGTCCTTTATATCATATATGACAGGATACAAAGAAGATAAAACCCAAGAGCAAAGGATTTTGGATCTTCTTAGAGAAAGAGGAATAGAAGGGGTTTATGTCTATGAGTTTATGACTCCCCGGCCAGTCGGCTGCGGAATTGCACAGTATAATGCTCGCATCTACGGACTTAGGAAGAAGGGATATATTATAGATAATAAGGAACCTGGACACTTTGTTCTCAAAGGGGAGCCAACGCCCGAGCAATCCAGTCTTATATGAAATGGCAACCAAATTTATTCAAGTTAAATCTTTTACCCAAAAGGGTATTGTTTATACAATCCGGAAAGATGGTAGGAGTTATAAATGTAATTGCCCAGCCTTTATCTTTAGCGGAAAGGAATGTAAACACTTAAAAAAGATAAAAGCTAAGAAATGAATGAAATACTTTCTGCTCCTGCTACCATTCTTACTAATCTATGTTTTTACTAAACCCGAGGAAACTATCGAAATTAAAGCGACAACTCCACCGGATAAAGTGGAGGCTGTACATATCGACGATAGTAGGCCCCAAAGTGCGCCGGAAGCGAATACAGGACTTGCTTCGTGGTATGACCGAAGCGCGTGTGGAGAGAAAATATACGGAGTTGATTGCAAAACGGCGAACGGTGAGGTATTTAGTGAGACAGGAAACACTCTTGCTTGTTCTAGTCGCTTTCGCCTTGGAGATCGGATTAGGATTTGTTATCTGGGAAGGTGCATTGATACGATTTGTTCTGACCGGGGTAATTTTGAAAGATTGGGGAGAGATTTTGACCTCTCTAGGGGTGCTTTTAGTTCCCTGGCTCCTCTTGATAGGGGCGTTATTGAGGTTGAATGGGAAGTGATAGTGAAAGATATAGTTGAAAAGTAGATAAATTGCTATCAATATAAATTATGACTGGTTTTCTCACGCTCAAACATATTCAAGAAGCCCTCAAGGTAGAACGGACCAAGATGCTTGCTGATGGCATCCTTAAAGAGTCTGGCAGATCCAAGTTCCCGGTTAATAGAAACTCCATCATCAAGCTCGAAAGGGAAGGGATTATAGACCGGCCATTAAGAACCCAAGTCCACTCTAACAGGGAGGACCGGCTATATGACGAGGAAGAAGTAGAGAAAATAGTAGCCCAAGTAAAAAAATATGTTCTCTCAAAGAAACACCTTAGCCCAATGAAGGAGAAATAAAATGAAACTAGAACAACAAATAACCAATTTAGAATTATCAAAGAAACTCGAAGAGCTTGGAGTAAAGCAGGAGAGTTTGTTTTATTGGGGAGAAAGACCATATGGGAAAAATAGAAAGCCGTGGGTGCCAGAGATTTTTGGAGAAGATGCCCCATTTGGTGAAGGGGTAGCCAAGATTGCTTCCGCCTTTACCGTTGCTGAGTTGGGAACTTTATTGCCCAAGTCAATTCAGATAAGAGAAGAGGTTTTTTGGCTACAAATTGAGCCTCAGGGAGTTCAAGATGGATGGGCTTGCCAATATAGAAACATTGCTACCAAGTTTGGATTTGTTCCTAAGTTTTTTGAGGATAAAAGTATGACCAATGCTATGGCCAAAATGCTTATTTATTTAATAGAAAACAAATTACTTAAATGACTAAACCAAAAGCAGAAAAAGGGAGAGAGATAAAGATGAAAATAATTAAAATAACAGAAAGCCTTATTAAGTTTGACAATGGCACCGAGATTACTTTTTCTCACGACCAAGACTGTTGTGAGCAGGTTTATGCTGATTTCAATTCTCTAAAAGACCAGGACATAAAAAAGAAAACATTTAAGGAGATTAAGATAAGAGGAGTCAGGGGTTCTGGGTTCAGACTTAATGAGTATTTTATACCTTGCTACAATGAACAAAATGGCTATTATTCTTCCAAATACTCGGACTTGCCCCGCCCAAAGCTCTTAAAAGTAGAGGACTTTGTAAGGGGGTGATTAAAATGACAAAAAAGAATCAAGCCAAATTTTTAGGGTTAATAATTCTCGGATTCGGACTAGGAATTGGTTATGTTCTAGCAGATAATCTCGTTGTTCCAAAATTACTACCACGAACTACAGCACAAATTGAGGAAAGAAAAATTCGGGATTACAAAGAAGTTGAATCTGTCTGCGGAGAAAACAATGTTTCTGAATTATGTAGTGATGGCACGAACGGCTGTAAGGTGATAACAGGTTTTGCCTGTAACAACTATAAAAATGCGGTACATAAAGAGGAAATAGAAAAAGAAAGAAAAGAGCGTGAAGAACAATATAGACGGGAATTTCCAGAGTATTACAAGTAACTCTCTTTGAGGAGGTTTACTCTAGGATTGTAGGGTAATGCTTTAGCGATAGGGCATTGTCAATCCCTTCGGGGGTTGTAAGTTATCGCCCATCAATCCTAGATTAAGCCCCCCTACAAAGGCAGAGAGGCCGGTAAGGAGGGTTTGAGAGTAAGAGGATAACACCCTTTGATTAACTAAGAATGAAAAGAATAAATAAAAAAAGAATGGCTGGAATTGAATTTACTAACGAGGCGTTGGGTGTTCTTTCTTTAATTGGTAAAACATCAAAAGACCCAACAGAACGAAGAATTATCCGTATAAGAAGAAATTTGGAGTTGGCGGTGGATTCACTTAATAAAGAGCTTGTACGACATATCCCTAAGATTAAAATCAGGAGAATAAGTATTGAAAAGGTTGGCGAGGTAGAAATACACAGAACTTTACCAGACTATAAAACTTAACTAACACCCTGATTTACTAAGAAGAAAAAGAATATGGAATATCACAAAATAAATTCAATCTACAAGAGAGATATGAGTAAACCCAATGCCCCATTTATTGTGGGGGAATGGGCTGACCCTGCGTTTGATTATCTTCAGAGCAACCAGTGGGAGTTTACCGAAAAAGTTGACGGAACAAATATCCGTGTAATGTTTAATGGAAAGGACATTGTTTTTGGAGGAAAGACGGATAACGCCCAAATACCTGCACATCTCACCAATAAGCTTAATGATACATTTCTAACGATTACCAAAAGAAAACTCTTAATGGATATGTTCAACAAAGAAGGGGAAGAAACCAATGTCATCTTATATGGAGAAGGTTTCGGTTTCAAAATTCAAGGCAAGGTTGGTGTTGATTACTTGATGAATGATGTAGATTTTATGCTTTTTGATGTAAAGGTTGGAGATTGGTGGCTTGAAAGGAAAAATGTTTATGATATTGGGCAAAAGCTAGGATTAAGAGTCAGTCCCGCTGTCGGATATGGAACAATAAACGAAGCTGTAAAGCTTGTAAAAAAAGGATTTAAGTCATCTTTTGGAACGGCTGATGCTGAAGGTTTAGTATTAAGACCTGCTTGTGAATTGAAAACCAGAAGTGGCGATAGAATTATTACAAAAATTAAAGTTAGAGATTTTAACTAACACCCTGATTTACTAAGATGAATAAAGACACAAAGTTGAAAAAGAAGTTTGAAGATTTATTGAGAACCTTTACTGTTGTAGAGTTTGGTGATAATTTTGATGATGATAAACTTTGGTCATTTATCCACTCCGCAGTAGAGGAGGCTTATAAAGACGGATATGATACTTTTGTCAAAGTGGCGAGGAAAAGCACGGGCTGGAAACCGAAATATTTAAAAGATTTGATAAAAGAAGCAGTAGATGAGGCAAGGAAAGAGGAAAGAAGGTAGGTGAGAAAAATGAAGAAAATAAAGGAAAGTAAAACAGCAAATCCGTTTCTTAACGCAGGTTTTGAACATCCGTTGGCTCAAAATGACGAACGGTTTGAAGTTTTTAAGATTATTGATAGTTTGCTCCACCAACGGGAGAAAAAGGGAAATGAGTTTAACAGAAAAAGAAATACAGGAAATCCGAGAGAGATATAACATTGTCCCTGTGGGCAAAAACGGAAGACTGGTTAGAGAGAAACCAAAGAGAGCGTGGGCAAGCCCGACGGGGAACAGGAAGTATCTTAAATGCGGAGAGCGTTTCTACGAAATAATTACCAGAAACAAAATTAAGGGAATTTTAACAAGGTATTTTGGATTTGTGAACCTTGATGATTTTATTGAAACAATGCACGGAGAGATTCAATTTTTAGATGAAAACAATTAAAATCGGGAACTCTGGGCAATCAGTCAGACTAAGGCTATCGTGGACAGAAAGGCAAATGCTAGCAACGGCAATCCGATATAGAGTTTTAAGGGCGGATTATTTAGGAGAATGGGCAAGGGGCATAATGCAAATGCTACTTGATAGGATAGAGGGCAGATTGCCGAAGTTTAGAAATCCAATAAGAAAGAGGATTAAATCCAATGCCGACTAAAGATATGGGGAATGATTTTCCAAGACTAATTAAAGAGGCACGGACTAAGCTGGGAATGACTGCAACCGAATTTGGAAAAGAAATGGGAGTTTCTGTTACTGCCGTGAGCCTTTGGGAGAGTAACAAACGAGAAGCCCCCTATCGGGTTCTGTATCGTTGCCAAGATATTATGAAAAACTACCAGAAGTGCAATAAGTGTAAAGGGAAAGGATATGTCAGGTTATGACCCCCTTAAAAGAGAAAATAATTAAGGAGTTTGAGAAGTATTGGTATCACGCTGGAGAGTGGCACTTGGCAGAATGTTACCTTATTTTAGACGACCAAGGTGTTTGTAATTGTAAGACAAGTAAGAATCGCAAAGAAATACTCAAGGCCCTAGACTCCTACAGAGAAGAAATAATTAAGGAGATAGGGGAACACATTGACGAATTTATGGAATTACAAAGCAAAAACCGAGGCTTCACCGAAGAAGATTTAATAACTTTAGAAGTAGGAATTGGAGCGTTCTTGATGTCTTATAAGTTATCCCACCTCAAAGGAGACAAATGAAGAAGATAGAACAGATAAAAGAGTATTGGCGAATTGACACAAGAGGCGGGCAAGAGATAATTCCTACCAATGAACAAATTGATTTTCTTGTTACAAAGATGAACGAAATAATAGACAGACTGAATAAAGAGAAGATATGAAGAAAACCTTGATTGAAAAACGCTTACTAGATTTCAGGAAGTTCTTGGACAAGAATTATGGGGGTTCTATTAAAAAATATGAGGAGGCTATCCGAGAAGAAACAATAAATGAAGAAAATTCTTGAACTGATATTTTGTAAATTACTTAAAAGACATTTTTGGGTTAAAAGCATTGATGGTAGGTTAGAATTTTGTGCTTTTTGTGATGTATTAAGAAAGGAAGAATGAAACCCATAGGTGAGATTAAATTAGAAGTTCATAAAAACGGGAAAAGAATAGACAAAGAAATCAAAAGGATTTACTTTGACGATGCCCAAGTCCGTCAGCTTATCTGTCCAGATTGCGGAGAAATTAGTCTATGAATAAGAACATAAAAATAAGAAGCACAATCCCTTTCAAGCTAAAAGATAGAGTTGACCGCAACTGGAAAGCCTTTAACTTAAAAGCCCAGTTTGGATTTTTGCCAGAGAGTATTATAATAAGTAAACCGCACGGACAAAATAATGTGTTCATCTTAAGTGCGGTTCTGACCAAGGAAGAGCTTGCCAAATTGAAGGAGTCAAAAAAACCTAAGCCCAAAAAGTGACAACTGTCTACTCAAATCTCTACGAAATAACCGAACTTCAACAGAAGATAATGAGATTTATAGACTACTGGGTCCACACCCAGAAGATACCGGTCCCCCAAAAGGATATAATAATGGAGATGGAGACAAGAGGAGAGAAGAACTCAACCATAACCCACGCCCTAAATGGCCTTATTAAACTAAGCTATATCAGAAAAGCAGTTACCAACTCATCTGGGGAGGACGGTACAGGAGCAAGAAAGACCAAGTATGTGATGTTGAAGAGATTATGAAACAAAGCATTCACCAAATCGATTCTAAGGGGTGTGTAGAAAGTTTGACTACATCCGATACCTCTTAGTTCAGGCACAAAACAAGCATGGCCAAAAAATACAATTATACAAAGAAGACAGGAAGACCAACGCTTTACAAACCAGAAATAATTGATGAGTTAAATAATTATCTTAAAGAAGCGATACCGGAGAATATGAAGATACCGACTGTTGAGGGGATAGCATTAAAGTTAGGAATAACCAAAGAAACTCTTTATCAGTGGGCTAAAAAATATCCGGAGTTTTCTGACTCTTTGAAAGAATTAAAAATGAAGCAGAAGGAGGCATTGATTGAAGTTGGTATCTTTGGAGGAAAAGAGATAAATGCCGCAATAGTCTCACTTCTTCTTCGGGTCAATCACAAGATGGTAGAAACCACAAAGGCTGATATAACCTCCGGCGGAAAACCCATACCAATTTTAGGCTATGTACATCCAGACGACAGCGACCCACAAACTCCAGGGTCTGACAAAGAGGATTAGGATAGTCTGTGGCGGTACGGGGGCCAGTAAGACCATTTCTATCCTTCTGCTTCTTATCCAATATGCCCAAACCCATGACAACGAGATTATAAGCGTGGTTTCTGAAACCTTTCCACACCTTCGTAGAGGTGCGGTTAGGGATTTCTTAAGCATAATGACCGAGCATAACTACTTCGAGGACGCAAGGTGGAACAAGACAGATTGTATTTATACTTTTGAGAACAAGAGTAAACTCGAGTTTTTCTCAGCCGACCAGCCGGGGAAAGTCAGGGGCCCAAGAAGAGATGTGTTATTTATCAACGAAGCCAACAATATAAGTTATGAAACCTATACCCAGTTGGAGGTCAGAACCAAGAAAATAATCTGGATAGACTATAACCCCGTAAGTGAATTTTGGGTTTACGAAGAAATAATCGGGAAGATGGACTGCGATTTTATAACCTTAACATACCTTGACAATGAAGCACTCGACCCATTGATAGTTAAGGCGATAGAAGTCAGAAGATCCAACAAAAACTGGTGGAGAGTTTATGGCGAGGGGCTCTTGGGTGAGGCCGAGGGGAGGATTTACAAAGGGTGGAATGCCATTGATGATATTCCAGACGATGCAAGACTTAAAAGAAAAGGATTGGACTTTGGCTACTCAAACGACCCAACATCCTTAGTAGACATCTACGTCTGGAATAACTCATTTATTATTGACGAACTTCTCTATAGGAAAGGGATGAGCAACAAAGATATAGCCGACGCAATCCAACAGACCCAGGATGCCCTAGTAATAGGCGATAGCGCGGAACCCAAGAGCCTTGATGAGATAAAGAGTTATGGAATATCTATCCTGCCCTCACAGAAGGGCCAAGGAAGCGTCTTACAGGGCATCCAGTACGTCCAGGACCAGACAATCTATGTTACCAAGAGAAGTATCAATATCTGGAAAGAGTATAGGAACTACCTTTGGCTGACCGATAAGGATGGGAAGATAATCAATGAACCCCAAGATTTCCTAAATCACACCATGGACGCAATCAGGTATGGGATGGAGAGCCTAAAACCAGTTGATTACAAAATAGACTTCTCGGATACAGGTGGCGTAAAACCATTTATCGAGGGCGTTGGCTGACTCTTGCCTTCCTTTAACTCCATAGTCTAATCTGTAGTTATGGCGGAAGAACTTATCCTCGAAAATCCAGAGCTTCAGATGCTTGTAAATAACAAGGAAGCTGGTTTTAATTATCGTGAGCGAAGGCACGAGCAGTGGAGAGAGAACTACGAACTTTACCGGGATAAGGTGCAAATCAATAGGCTCACCCAAAGGCAGAGTGTCAATCTTCCCCTAATGAAAACATCCCTCCGCACTCTCTTGAAGGACGTGGACGATATGCCGGTAATTGAGTTTGAGAACTTGGACAATGACGGGGAAGCCGAGATATTTCAGAACGAATACTGGAAATACACCCTCGATATAAACAACGCCAAAATTCAGGACATTGTCGACAAAAAGCAGGACTTCTTCTTTGGCAGAACCTTCGACTCCATGCAGATAATTGATGGCAAGATTAAATGGGAGATAGAAGACCCCGAAGATATGCTGGTCGATAGATTTATGAACCCCCACGATATAGACTCCTCAAGGTTTCTCATTCACACCCACATCTTCAAGCCCCTCAGCCAGTTAAAAGCCAACCCCGACTATAACCAAGATGAAGTTAAGAAACTGGAAACCTTCTTCGAGTCGCAGATGGGAATAATCAAGGCTTCGGATAATAAGAACTCACTTCAGGAGAAAAACAAGAAGATGGCAGACTTAGGAGTAACCGATATTGATGACCCAGTTCTTGGGGAAACTTATGTCGAGCTTACAATCCATCAGGTCTACCGCAACAAAATAGACGGCAAAGAGGTTGAGGAACAAATCTATGTCTACATCGAGGCCGAAGATCAGTGCATCTTAATGAGAAAGCCCCAGGAGGAGATAATCGGGACAACCGAAGACAATTTCTGGAGAAATCATTACCGCTATAACACCTGGGGGGATGATGTAGATAAACAAGACTTCTGGACGGACGGGATAGCGGATATAGTCAGAGTACCGAATAAAATCCTTAATTCTTGGTTCTCCCAGCTTGTAGAGAACAGAACCCTCAGAAACTTCGGGATGCACTATTATGATGCCGCTTTGAAAGCCGAGGGATTTCTTCCTGGGACCTGGCAACCCACACCCTGGGGATGGTATCCAGTTCCTCTGGGCGGAAGAAATATAAATGAAGTATTCCAAAAAGTGGACATTCCCGACCTCTCGGAGAGTTTGGATGAGATGGGTTTTGTTATCGAGATGACGGAAAAGGCAACGGGAGCGACCACCACTCAGCAAGGAGCCCAAACAGAGCGCAAAACAACGCTAGGAGAGGTTGAGCTTGCACTAGGAGAGGCCAAGGAGAGAACCCAAGGGATGTCCAAGTTCTATACTAGGGCTTGGGAGCAAAGAGGACTCAAATTCTTAAAAATGATAGAGGCGGGCAAGGATAAATTGGATGCGGTCAAGATTTATCACAAAGGGAAGAATACCGACAATGTCTTTGAGCGGGAGATAAGCCCGAAGGATTGGATGACCAAATCCGGCTACAGAGTCAAGGTCTGGAGCCAGGATGAGAAGAACGCCAAGGATACAGACTCTCTCACCAAACTAAACGCAGTCATTCTCAGTATGCCTGGCAACCCGAAGCTGATGGAGGTCTATCAGAGGAAACTATTAGAGTATGCCGACCTGACGCCGGAGGAGATAACCGAGATTATGCAGGCTGAAAAGGACAAGTTGACAAACCCCTTACTGGGGGGCCAAAATGGAATGATGGGTGGACAGCCACCGCAGGCTGGGGCAACACCACCAGCCCAACCGCCTAGATTGGTAGCATGATTGATGAAATCTTAGAGAAATTCGGACTTACTTATAAAGACCTAGATACCGAAGGGTATGCCGGAGAGCTTCAAACTCTGTTAGATATGCAAGCCAATCTTCAAAAAGGACAGGTATCGATTGAATCTACAAGAACACATTTAGCCTCAATGAGAGACGCAGTTGAACGAGAATTAGTGGATGAACCAGAATTTGTCTGGCGGTTTATCTTCAGAGTCCCCAATAGGAAACAGATATATCTTAAAGCAAGGCTAAAAAACTACATGTTACTGGAAGCGTATTTATCAAGTCCAGAAAGAATGAAGCAGATGATGGAGGATATGGTTGGTAATATAAAGAAGGTGATATAAAATGCCACGAGTCGGCAAAAAACATTTTCCATATAGTAAGGCCGGATACAAAGCCGCCGCCAGAGCGAGAAGAAGAAAGAAAAGAAAGTCTTGACATCAAGTAAAATCAGACCTTACTATTAAAGCAATGGACCCCAAATCCCAAGAAACCCTCGATAACATACTTACGAAAAGCCTTGAGGCACTCACGGAAGACGACAAAGCATTTTTAAGAGCCAGAAGGTCATATCTTAATAAATCCCAGATAGAAACTTATGAAGATGTACTTAGCGAAGTCCCGGCCCCCAAAGAAGAGGTAGAGCCCGAAGTTTCAGACGCACAGCCGCCCAGTTATCTATCAACCAAAGACTTAAAAGCTAAGGCCGAAGAGCTGGGAGTTGATACCAAAGGAAAGTCAAGACAAGAGATAGAGGATTTAATCAAAGAAGCAGAAACCAAATAACCTTAGACCAATCCAAACCCTAGCAATAGGACGGCAAAAATGGCTACCCACAAAAAACCTACCCCAGAAGAATTAAAGAAGATACAAGAAGAGGCTATTGCGGCAGGAAATAATCCGCCTACTCCCGAACCCGAACCTAGCGAGCCAGTTCCTTCAGAGCCCATACCAAGTGAGCCTGTCCCCGGTGAACCAGTGCCATCCGAACCGATTCCCAGTGAACCCGTACCCTCAGAGCCCGTACCAGAACCCGAGTCGCAAGCCGAACCCTCAAAAGAAATATATAAAAAGAAGTTCTCCGAGTCGTCTAAGGAGGCCCAAAAGATTGCCGCCAAGAATAGAGTTTTGAATCAAGCAATCACCGATACGGATGAAATCCCCGAGCCGACAGAAGAAGAATTACAAACCGAGTTTAAAGACTGGGAGTTGATGAGTGAAGTTGAAAGAACCCTTGCTAGAGAAACCCTTATTAGCCGAAGATGGAGAGCCAGAATAAAGGAGGCCCAAGACCAAGCCAAGAAAATTGAAAAGTGGAATGAGTCGGTTGATGGATTTATTGGAGATCCGAAAGTCTTAATCGCTACCCCGGCCCTCGAAGGAAGACAGGAAGAGTTTGCGGAATTTGCCAAACAAGAGTCTAATAATAGTGTACCTTTTAATATCTTAGTCGGGGCGTTTTTATATGACCAATCCACCAAAGGTAAAAAGAATAAGGGGGCAATGTTTCCGACAGGAAGCGGCGGGCCCAACGAAAAACCAACTCCAAAAACCGATATGTTAACGGTTGAGGAAGGACGAAAGTTAAGGGAGACGGATTACGATAAATGGAAGGAAATGTTGAAGGCCGGGAAGATTGCCAAAGAGTAATTTAGCCCCAAAACAAAACTCCCTCTTGACAGCAACCAATTCCCATAATTATAGTTAAACCTAGATTACTCCAAACCCCACTTCGGGACGGTAAAGAAATCTACAGCTTTACCAAATGAGCGCATACGGCACAAAATTAGCAGAAGGATTTTCGAGTAAGGTCATGGAGTGGGTCTATGACAAGAGCTTACTCGATGTCATTGTTAACCGGGACTATGAGGGAGAGATTAACGGGATTGGTTCACTTCTTAACATTTTAGACTTCGATAAACTTTCAGAAAAGACTTATGCAGATGCAGCCCTTACCGCAGACTCTTTAACCGAAAATAACGCCCAGCTTGATATTACCGAGCAGAAATCTTTTTATTGGAAAGAGAAAACACTAGCCAGGTGGCTCTCCTACATCAAGAATCCGCACCCCACAATAGTTACTCAGGTCGGTAATGAGAGAACCAAGAATATGGACGAGTTTGCCCTCGGTCTTTATGGGGATGTCGGGTCTGGAAATAGGGTTGGAACCGACTACACGACAGGGGATGTTGAAGTTGCGGTTACCACAGGAGTCGTAACAGGGAATGGAACCACATTCACTTCGGATATGGTTGGCAAGGGCTTCAAAGCAACAGGACACACAAAGTGGTACAGAATAAAGACATTTACTTCAACAACCCAAATTACGATTGAGGATGACCTAGACGATGTAACTTCGGCTTACACGGGTGGAGCAATTGCCTCAGGCACGGCCTTTACAATCGAAGCCGCAACCGTTCTGACCATTACCGCCGCAAATCTCTTGGCAAAGGTCGCCGCCCTAAAGCAGAAGTTGGACCTAGCTGAGAAGAACGGATACACAGCCGTCCCCGACACAGACAGGTTCTTGATTGTCCCTCCGGAGTTCGAAACCATACTTATTTCCGCCACAGGAATCGCTCTCCATGTTCCGGCGGTCTACGAAGAGCTGGTCAAGAGAGGTTTTATCACCGAACTTCAGGGATTCAAGGTATTCAAGAGCAACAGACTCTCAGGGGACAACACCGACGGATACCAGGTCCTTGCGGGACACCCCATGTGGCTGACCTTTGCCGAGAAGGTTTTGGATACCAGGATGGAAGAGGATTTAATAGGAGACTTCGGAACAGCCTACAAAGACTTATTCGTATACGGGGGCAAAGTGAAGGATCACGTCCGACACTCAGCCGCCTTAGGTTTCTGGAAGTTTTAACAAGTAGTTAGTCAGTACTTGGGAGCTTGGGAAAAAAGGGTCTCTCCCTAATCCCATTTAAGCTCCCTTTTTTTATGGGAGAAAAATGAGCGCATTTGAGATAAAAGAAAATTTACCAAAAGACACACAGAACGAACTCGAAAGAATCGAGGCAATTTCCAGTGGATTAAGAACCACGGGCGAAGCGAACTTCCTAACCGCTCGTGCCCCTTACCGGACCAATAGGGTTATCAGGTGGGATACGACATTGGTCCAGGGGTCGACAAATCCTACCCATCTTTCAACTGATAACATCCTAGAAGCTGAAGGCAATACTCTTCCTACGGGATACGAGGGGTTTAAGCATGGAGCTGTATTCTATGACCTTGATAAGAACGGGAACAATGTTTATATAAACACGGGTGATAGTGATTATGCTATATGGACTCAGGCAATAGAATCTGAGATAGCGTCCGGGTCAGCCTCTGGTTCGCCATCTGCATCAAAATCTCTATCTCCGTCAGCCTCTGGTTCGCCATCGCTCAGCATCTCGGCATCTTTATCCCCATCAGCATCCGGGAGCAAGTCGGCTAGCCCTTCACCATCTTTGTCCCCATCAGCCTCTGGTTCGGCTAGCGGAAGTAAGTCTGCCAGTCCGTCGGCTTCTGAATCTGCGAGTGGTAGTGCTTCTGAATCTGCGAGTGCCTCTGCCTCCCTTAGTCCATCGGGGTCGGCTAGTGCCAGTGAAAGTAAATCCGCCAGCCCGTCGGGTAGTCTTAGTCCATCAGGAAGCCTATCTCCTTCTGCATCAGAAAGTGCCAGTGCCTCGGCATCCGAGAGTGCCAGTGCCAGTAAGTCGGCTAGTCCGTCGGCCTCGGAGTCTGCGTCTATCAGCCCATCTGCTTCAAAGTCTCCATCAGCCAGTGCCAGTAAGTCGGAATCCAAAAGTGCCAGCCCGTCTGGAAGCGCCTCACCCTCCGCTAGTGGCTCAAAGTCCGTCAGCCCATCGTACAGCCCCTCAGGGTCACTTTCACCATCTGCAAGCCTAAGCCCGTCAAGTTCACCATCGTTCCCGCCATAATATGATTGAAATACCAACAGACAAATTTGGAAGGGCAATACAAATAAC